AATGGATGCACCAGCGTTCCTTGACTGGAACCATGACACACAAAAGTTTACTGGCATAGCTGAAGAATGGTGGCAGATAAGTAATGAGATAGGTCACCCTATTACGCATTGGATAGTCGAAGCTAACGCAGCTCAAAAGTTTATTTTGCAGTACGATCATTTCCGAAGGTGGTCAGCTCTACGAGGTGTAGAGCTAGTACCGCACTACACGCACTCTCGTAACAAGGGTGACCCGAAGTATGGGGTGCAAATGCTGGCTCCGTTGTACAGGTTGGGTCGTATTCGATTGCCTGGTAAGCAAAGAACTGATGCTAGACCTCATTCCTTGTTGTTGGTGAATGAGGTAACAAAATGGAACCCAGAAGGTACAGGGTCTAGAACTGATGACTGTGTGATGGCACAATGGTTCGTAGAACATAACCTTGAAAAATTGTATACGCCTATGCTTGAACCAGTGAAGCAATGGCGACC